CTCTGTGCTATCTAATAACCATTGTATGTCTGTATTTTCAACTTGTAGATCTTCTATTGCACGTTTTGAATCTTTGAAGGTAACTTCTGATAGACCATCTTTATTATTCAATTCAAGAAACAATACTTCCTTTGTAGGAGTATTGTTATACTTCTGTACGTAGTCTGAAATTAGTTTATACACGACCTTGTCAGGTTGATTTTGAAAATATTCATCTTTAAGAAAAGGTAAAACTTTTCTTGCAAAGGCTTCATTGTAAATTAAATGTGATAGTATTGTCTTTTCTAAAGAACTCATAAATTATAAATACCTCAAAGGAGATTAAAATGTTTAACTATACAAAATATACTAAATGGTATAACAATATAATAAAAAATGCAACAAATAATAATAGAAATAAAACAAATGGATATTATGAAAAACATCATATTATTCCAAAATCACTAGGTGGAACTAATGATAAAAAAAATTTAATTTTGTTAACGCCACGTGAACATTATATATGTCATTGGTTGTTATTAAAAATGGTTGATGATGGGAAAAGTAAAAAATCAATGTTTTTTGCATTTATGAAAATGAGTAGGAAAAATGTTACTCAAAGTGATAGATACAACTCAAAACAATACAACAATACTAAAACAATATATTCTAAAACTCTTTCGGGTAAGAATAACCCATGTTACGGTAGAACAGGACATTTACACCCAGCATACGAAACAGATGGATTTTTTAAAGGGCATAGACATACAGAAAAAACTAAAATCCATTTATCTGAAATTCAAAAAGGAATTCCAAAACATTCCGATGAATTTAAACAACATATGAAAAACTTGTTTCAAGGTAAACAAAAATCTACTGAACACCGTAAAAATATGTCTTTAGCTAAATTAGGTAAGAACAAAGGTAAAACATATGAAGAAATATATGGTGTTGAGAAAGCTAAAGAACTAAGAATAAAAAGATCAGAATCTATGAAAAGAAGAAAATCAACCCATTAATCATTACTCATTTATTAAAACTCTCAATAACAGCTTTGCGACCTTCACTGTTATACTGATTATCAAATATAAGAATAGTTTTACGAAGCATACCTACTGCAAGAAGCAGTAGGTCGTTTTGATCGTCACACATCATAATTTGTGTCTCTACAGGCAGCATAAGACGTTCAATACGTCTCTCTATCTGTTCATTAGTCATCGTCGTCATTTGCTACAAGACTTCCAGTCACAAGAGAATACTTATTTTTGATCCAGGTAGCAAAATCTGTTTTTGATAATACATCTTTCCAGATTGTACCATTATCTTCAATATCAGCAGCACGCATCTTGTTGCCAATTACTTCTCCAGTAGAACGATCAACAAGCTGATACCAGCCATTAGAAGGTTTAACAACATAACCACCTTCAATTGCCAAATCAAGGAGACCAGACCAACGCTTGATTCCTCCTTCATAGGAGACTGTAATTGGAATCTTTGATTTTTCTTTGACATAACGAGATTTCTCAACATTAATGATAAAGTGATATCCATTAATACCATCTGAGTCTTTATCTTGCTGACGACCAAGAATCCAGATTGTATCAGCTGAGTAATAGATACCTGTACCACCACCAACAACAGCCTTAGGAAACATTCCAATTTCCATATAGGTGTGATTAACAACTACAAGAGGAATATCTTTGAGAGTAAGATGAGGTGTTACCATACGAAAGAGTGACTTGAGAGACTTTGCACGAGACATATCTGCAACAGACTTCTCATTCATTGTATCTTCTACTTCCTTCTTAGAAGCAAGATTACCAACAGAGTCAATAACAATAACTACCTTATCGTTACGTGTTACTTCATTCAACTGCTTCATAATATCAAACTTCAATTGTTCAATATCAGTAATGGGTGTATGAATAACTCGTTCCATATCAATACCAAAAGCAGTAAAGTAACCTTGAGGTGTACCAAACTCAGAGTCATAGAATAAAAGAACACTGTCAGGGTATTGTTTCATATAAGCCGATGCCATAAGGAGAGAAAAGGCAGACTTAAAATGCTTGGATGGACCAGCCAGAACAGTAAGCCCTGGTGTAAGTCCTCCATCAACACTACCTGACAGTGCAACGTTCACCATAGGAACGTGAGTTAAAACCATATCCTTCTTACCATAGATCTTTGACTCGGTAAGAATAGATGTATCTTCAATTGTAGAATTTTTGATCAAACGATTAATAAGTGACATATTGTTTCCTTGTGTAAACTCAACTATTTAATACATTATCTAGCTTTTTGATAAATTCATCAATCTTTTTTTCGCGGTCAGGCCAAACAATATTTGGTTTATCAGGGTTCTTTTTAAGATTATTGAGCAGAGGCATAATCATATTATACATTGTCGCCGCTTTGTTTTGTGCGATAATAGCTTGGGTTTCTTTTTCATTAACTGCATCAGTTAAGTCGTCACTGAAGTCAAATCCAAAATCAAAATCAGTATCAAATTCTAATGGGCTCTTTGCCATTTTATTCTCCTTTAATCATTTTCGTACCAAGTTCTATTTTGTCTCCCAACATAATCGTCTCTTGTTGAGCCATATCTATATAGATCTTGGTTATCATAACGAGTATCATATTTTATTTTAAATACTTCATATTCATACCACTTAGAGACAGTTTTATTCCATTCGTACTTTTTAAATTTACGTTTAAATTTATAACATCCAAAAATTGCATATTGATGACCAGTGTGATGTTTTTGAATATAGAGTGCCTTTGAGTAACCTTTCATATTGTAATTACGAAATACTTCTTTAGCACTCCTTAATGCAGAGGCTTCATCTATTTGTCCAACCAAATTACATTCGTAAACTGGAAGTTCTTGATTATCAATTTTTTTAAAATTAATAAAGCTATTACTTGTTAAACTTCTCATACAAAGAAATCCTCTAGTGTTGCTCTTTTTTCAACTTGCCAACCAATTGCATCAAGAATAGTTTTGATTGGTTCAATGAATGCTTTCGTATATTGAGTATCATAATCAATATATTGTTCCATACCTAATTGACGAGGTAATGTACCGACGCAGGCAAACACATTCTCTCTGGTTGGATTAGGTAATTTCATATAACAAAATTTAATCTTGTCACCGTCTTGTACAAGAGGAAATCTTGAATCCATCTTTTTATTCTTTAACATCTGATTATAGAGCAAGGCAGCTCTGACATGAATAGGTGTAGCCTTTTTGTATACACTGTTACGGTCTGCATATTCAGAGAGACCTTTACATCCACGCGGAAAAGCAATATCCTCAAAAGGCAATTTAGAGAACTCCTGACGGAAAGTTTCAATAAATTCAATTGTATCACTTTCAGTCTTGTTCATAATAATATTAATGCATTTTTTAATATTATCACGGCAAGAAGAAGGTGTAGAAGATCTTACAGCCTCAATACCTTTAATCTTCAATTTGGGCTCAGCATATGAAACACCTTCATTGTTCCATACATTCATAATATAACGTTTCTTGGCAGTCCAAATAGCCTTGTCAGCAATAGCCTCACGCTTCATTTTCATCTTTTGTGAATAAGCATTAACATATCCGCTAAGGCGTTCAAAACATTCATCAATATAAGGTTCAAGTTTATCCTGACAGAATTTATCAACGATCTGGACTGTTTCTCTAGTTGATAATTTATCTTTACTAATATGAGAGACCAATTTGTCAAGCGTAATATACATAGAATCCGTATCGCATGCAATGACATAGTCTTCTCCATTTGTTTTCAATAATTTATTTAAATACTTATTCATCTCTTGCTCAATCCAACGAGTTGCAAGCTGACCTGATAATGTAATGGCTTCGGCAAGTTTATCATCAAACCATCTAAAGTATTCATTAGACAAAGCACCGTAAACAGAATTTAACTGATACTTTCTGGCAATCTGCATATTATGATTCTGAGCAATAGATTTTTTATTTTCTTCAGACTTATCTAACTCATAAGCCTTCTCAGCCTCAATCATTTTCTTTTTGAATGTTGAACGTTCCTTATAAAATCTATCCATCAATTCGGGAAGGAACCCAACATAGTCTTTATCAAACATACAGCCATTACCTGTAATAGAAAGATTTTGTGATTGTAATTGATTTTTAATTGAAGGATCATTGAATGCACCTTCAAGAATTTTCTTGACACCTTCTTCTCCATCTATATAAGGAACTCTTCCCACAAATGTTTCTGGAGAAATATTATATTGCATAATGATGTGAGGATACAGAGAGTTTAAGTCAAAAGATACTACCCATTTATGCATTCCAGTCTGAGGATCCTTAACATATCCTCCAACAATCTTTTCATCTTTTTGACCTACCTTCATTGGAGGAACAACAATATTCTTTCCAATAAGATAGTTATGAATAATAGTATCCCACATTCTCACAGTAGTAAATGTTTCTTGATAGTTGACCTTACCGTCATAAGCAAGAGCAAATACTTGTTCAATCAATTTAAGTTTATCATCAAGACGGGCAACAAGATCAACGTCTCGAATATTATACTCAATAAATTTTTGATAATCTTTTTTGTATAGATCAAACAGAGAATCAAACTCTGAGTAATCCATTTTCTTTTCGCCAAGCTCTGCATTAGCAATATGATTAAGAGAATAAGATTCTTGCATTGTAAAAGAAAACTTCTTATACAATTGCATATAATCTAAAATAGCAATGCCAGCAGGAATATATGTTTTTTGAGGATCTCTGGTACCAACGGTGACTTCTCTCTCCTGTAAAATTTCATAAGGAGAAATCTTCTTGGCCATATAATCACCAAGAATTCTTTTAATGCGATTAACAATGTAAGGAATATCAAAGAACTCTACGTTCCAACCAGTAACAACGTCTGGTGCAAAAGTTTTAGAGCGCCATACATCTAAGAACTTTAAGAGAAGTTCTTGTTCATCTTTACATTTAATATATTTTACATTTGGATCACCTGTTGTAAAATCACCGCAACCCAACACAATAAACATATTATCTTTTTTCATTGTGATAGCAGTAATTGGTTTATCGGCAGTCTGGATATCAGGGAATCCTTGATCGGCTGCGACCTCAATATCAATATTAACTACAGAAATCAACTTGGGATCATAGTCAATTGTACCAGGATAATAATCATTAATAAAAGGATAGATGTAGTTTGTGGTACCGTAGATTGTAAAACCACTCACATCACCATGTCTTTTAATAAAATCTCTAGCTTCAGAAATAGAATCAAATTCTAATTTATCAACAGCCTTGCCTTGCAGGTTACGGTATTTGGTAGATGTTACACCTTTTGAATGAACGAAGAGATATGGTTTATAGGGAACAACATGTTGCACTCGCTGACCATTTTCATAGCCGCGAACATATATGTCATTACGAATAAGTGTAACGTTTGTGTAAAATTTGCTCATGCTCATCCTATATAATCAAACACAATTGCAATAAAAGCAAGAAAAAAGGGGCCGTAGCCCCTTTAAATTATTTGTATGATGGGTTGTAGTGTTTAAAGGCTTCCTTCCAGAAAGATGAATA